TATCCGACAGCGGTGAGGGTCGTTGGACTGTTTCTGCCGCTGTGGATCTGGGGGTTCCCGCTCCTGTCATTACTACTGCCTTATTTGAAAGATTTAACTCACGCAATCTCGGATCATTCGGAGCAAAAATCTTGAACGGAATGCGTTATATGTTTGGGGGGCATTTGACAAGATAAAATGATTAAAATATTTTCTCACTGGTTGTCTAATCACTCGTATATTATGATTATTATTAGTGGATTTATTACAGCACCTTTTACTTATTTTGCAATTGATAGTCTAAAAAATCCAGAAAGATATAATCACAAATGATTTTTATACATTGAATTTTCTTGACTATTTTTCATAAATACTTAATGTTGAGTCAAGAGTATTATAATGATATGCCCCATTATAAAGAGGATTAAAAAAATTATGGCCGACTTCACTTCCCGCGTTAAGAGACTATTTGAACTTCTCACTGTAGGTAGAGAAGAACTTCTTGCAGAAAATGCAGACCTTAAAGGTAGACTTGCTGCTGCTTTAGCAAATGATGCTGCTGATGCAGAAACCGTTGCTGCTGCTGAAGCTGCTGCGGCAGAGGCAGTTGCTGCTGCTGTTGCTGCTGTTGCTGAGACAGAAAGACTCAGAGGACTTGTAGAGGCAGACACCGCTGAGGATGCTGCTCTAGAGGAACTTCTAAGCACCCTAGAAGCGTCTGTAGCACCCGCTGTAGAGGCACCTGAGGCACCCGTAGAGGTTGCTCCTGAGGCACCTGCTGAGGTTCCTGCAGAGGTTGTAGAAGCACCTGTAGAGGCACCCGCTGAGGTTGTAGAAGCACCAGCAGAAGAAACCGTTACTGAATGATTGACTTTATAAAACTTATCTAATATACTGGGGGTCTTCGGACCCTCTTTTTTGTATGATTACTTCAACAACTCCATATAAACTTGTCGAGATTATTATGGATACTTGGCCAAATCTTTATCGTCCTCCAAAGGATTATAAACCTCCTTCTCAAAATAATATAAAATTAAATCAAAATGATTATGATGAAAAAAGTAGCAATTTTTGGATCAGCAAGGATTAAGGAAGATACAAATCTTTATGGTGCGATAGAAAAACTCGGAAAAAGTATTGTTGAAAGTGGGTGGATTGTTGTAACTGGAGGTGGTCCGGGTGCAATGTCTGCTGCTAATAAAGGAGCACTTTCAGCAAAAACTGACAAAGAAACAGTGTGTTCTATTGCTCAAGCAATTTATCTTCCTTTTGAAGATGGAGTAAATCCATATGTTGAAGAATATGAACAACATGAAACCTTTTATTCAAGGCTTAAAACTTTTGCTGATTGTGATGCTTTCATTGTAACTCCCGGTGGAATTGGAACTCTTTTAGAGATGGCACTCATCTATCAATTAATACAAGCACAGCATATGGATAAGAAACCAGTAATCTGTGTCGGTAGAATGTGGAGAACTTTGAAAACTTGGATTCAAGATGAAATGCTTGATAATGGTTTCTTAAATAATCAAGAGATAAAACTTATCCATTATGTGGATAGATTTTCTGAAGCAACTCACTTACTTAAAGGTCTATTAAATGAATGATACTTATCTTATTATAAATCTCAATACAGGACAAAAAATTGCAGAATCTGGTTCTTTGGAGGATGCAAAAATGATGGTAAATATAGATCCTGTAAATAGGGCATATAGAAAGAATACCTTACTCCTTGATCAAGTTATTGATATAACATCTACAGTTGATAAACAATTGCCGGGTCAACAAGGACTGCCTGCAGGAGAAGTAAAACAACTTAACCCTCATCAAAAAAGAATTTCTGAAGGTCAACAACAACCTGTAAAAATCTAATGGAAAATGTAAACTGGTTTAACTTTGCTTTTGCTCTTTATGTCATTTGGTTAGGATTTAACTATGGAAGAAATAAATCTAATGAATCATAAAACAACACTACAAGAACAACTGAGTTATATCTTTATAACACTCAAAGAAACTCTAAATATTTTAGGTACACATCTTAAGAATGCCACTTTACTCCACTTCAGACGAACTTTTGTATAATCTAGAAGCAACTACAAGTTCAGAAGCAAGAAAGAAATGGAAACAATCTATTAAACAAAAATGGAATAATCAATGTGCATATTGTGGATCTGAAGAAAATTTAACATTAGATCATATAACTCCAAGATCTAAAGGTGGAAGAGATCGTTTAACGAATATCTTATGTGCTTGTAATGAGTGTAACAAATCAAAAGGTCATCAATTGTGGTCCGATTGGTTTTTGCAGCAATCCTTCTTTACAACCGATAAATTATCTGCTATTATTGAATGGCAAAAGCAAATCACTGAAAACGAATACTATGTCTATCGTCCACGAGGAACTAAGAGGTATTGATAAATACAAATAAAAATTTATGAATCCTTATAGTATTCATCCTCTACTAGTCAATATTGGAGGATATATTATTTCAATATCTACTCTTTTAATACCGTTAATAATACTATTATGAAATTTACTGTCTATTCAAAAAATGGTTGCCCCTTTTGCTCAAAAGTTCAACAAGTGTTGCAACTTTCGAATTTAGAGCATAAGATTTATAAACTTGATGAAGATTTTACAAGGGATCAGTTTTATGCTGAATTTGGTCAAGGTTCTACTTTTCCTCAGGTAATTATGAATGATACTGATCATCTTGGGGGATGTACTGACACGGTTAAGTATCTACAGGAAAATAATATTATCTAAATGAACGTAATTTTCAACGAAGTACAATATGATGTAGAAAGGGCAATTGATTATGCCTTTCAAGGAAAATTTGTTTTAAATTTTTATGAATATTTGAAAATCAAAGGTGCAATCAAACAAGTAGTTGAAGATTTTCTAGAAAGTAAAACAGTCGATAATCTTAATGAAGTTGTAAATGATTTGGAAACATATTTAGAAGGTGGTTCTGATAATCAACATAAACAACTTCGTGAAGCATACGGTCATCTATCAAAACCTCAAGCAAGGAAAATCAAAGATTATTTGATCAATATCTTAGAGGATGCGCGAAAATATAATTATGACAAACGAAAAGGAAGGCGCAAAAAGCAAACTAAATAATTCTGAAGATCTCCATATTAATCGGGGATTTGAATTGATGCTAAGACATAATACTAGGAGGGAGGAACCATCAGAACCAAAAACATTTCAACTTCGTTTTGGTAAGATGTTATCTCTCCTGAAAAGAGAGATACATTTTCAAATTGATTTTTTATTTGATATGAAAAAAAAGTAACTCTCGGGAGAAAGCGATGGAACTATCAATTATATTAACATTCACAACTCTTTTTTGTGTAATGTTTTTGTTTATTGGTCTAATTGGTGGGTGGATATTTAAACAATATCAAGTAGAACGAATTTACGGCATTCGCAATATTCATCCAGAATTTTTTGATAGTAATGGTAATGTGGTTCCAGATGAAGTTTTAGCAGTTCGTTTTGAAGAAGGATTTTTTGATGACGAAGAAGAATCCGAAGACGAAGATTGATTAATAAATAAAACCATACTATAATAATCTGAATTGTATTAGACATTATGCCTGCAACAAAAACCGCTGAAAAACCTATAGCAAAACTTCAAGCAAATCCATTTCAATATGAAATTTTGGAACTTGCTTCAAAACAAAGAAGTAATGCAAAAAAAGTAGAGGTGCTAAAAGAGTATCGTAATGATGCTCTAGTATCTCTTTTTATTTGGAACTTTGATGAAAGTGTGATTAGTATTCTTCCTCCCGGAGCAGTTCCTTATGCTGATCCGAATGACCAATCTTCAGTTGGGGGTAATCTAACTGATTTTATAGACAGTAGAGCAAAGAATACTAATTTAAAAAATGGTGCTTATGCTGGAACCGATGAGGTAATGAATAAGCAACATACTTCTCTTCGTAATGAGTATAAGAATTTCTATCTTTTTATTAAAGGTGGAAATAATGAATTATCTCAAATTCGTAAAGAAACTATCTTTATTAATATGCTTCAGGGATTACATCCGCTGGAAGCAGAATTAGTTTGCCTTGTAAAGGATAAAAAACTCGCAGATAAATATAAAGTATCTTGGGATAATGTTAAAGAAGCATACCCAGATATTCGTTGGGGAGGTCGTTCATGACAAAAGTTGCGGAGAAAGAAATGGCACAATGGACACCAGAAGAAAAGAAAGAAATTCCTTCTCAATACGGTTGTGAACTTTTGTTTGAAAGAACAACTCTGCAACAAATTAAAGACCCATCTCTTCCCAATGATGCATATATCGTGATCTATCGGGTAAATAATGAAACATTTATGGATTTGTGTCGCGGAACAAGAGTTAGAATTTTTGATATGTATTATGATAGATTTGGTCCCGGTTCAGTTCAAAAAATTGATTTTGGGTATGGAAGGACTAGTCCTAAATTGTGGGGATATAAACCACCGGAGGGTAAGAAAAAGAAATGAGTGAAGGATTTAACAATAAATTAAAAGTGGTTGTGGATCCAGATGGTGTTGATAAACTACTTAAAGAATATAAAAAAATAAAAAAATACATGAAATCTTCTTTGTATGAAGTAAAGAAAATTGATGGAACAGAAAAAGTTGTGTCGGAACTTTTAAGCGAATACTACGATAATCCAATTGAATAAATGGGTAAGCATTTCTTATTAAACCTCTATGGATGCTCGTCAGTTCTTCTGAACGACGAGCGTTTTCTTATTGATCTTATGGAAAACTCTGCAGTTGCATCAGGAGCAACTGTTCTAAAAACGGTATTTCATAAGTTTGATCCTCAGGGCATTACTGCAATTTGCCTATTATCTGAAAGTCATATTAGTATTCATACTTGGCCTGAGGAAGGAAAAGCAGCATTAGATGTTTATACCTGCGGATCTGCAAACCCAAAAATTGGTTGCGACATAATCATCGCTCAACTTAATCCCAGCGAATATAGGTTAAATTACATTCAAAGATAAAACTGTATTGAATGTTACAAAATTGCTCGACTAATTATGGTATGAGAATTAAAAATCTCATTTCTTTGGAGAAAAACCCAATGAGCAAAGTAGTTTATAGAGGTGTTGAATATGACACCGAAATTCGTCGCCAGCAACAGCAGACACAACAACCTCAACAATATAATGAAACCTATCGCGGTGTTAAATTTGTGAAGGAGGTGAAAGAATGAAAACTTATTTCGTTCAATATTTAAAGAAAAAAGAAAAAAGTAAAAAATTTTTAAAAATAGCACAAATCAACATGGCAATGAAATCTCAAATTGCCTAATTTCAACAAAGAAGGGGGGCTTGACTCCCTTTCTTTTTTTATGTAGAATGGAATGGAATGAAATTGAATATGCCAATGAACACAGAGAAAGTAAATTTAATTGTCAAAAATATGGAACTTCTTGTTCAATCCTTAAAGGAGGAACTGAAAGATAGTAACATCGTTAAATTGCAAGATCTAATCGTATCCCAACAAATCATTGACGATGATCCTGATTATTATGAAGAGGAAGATTAATGTATACCGAACTAACGCAATTTGAAAGAGCACTTGCTCGTTTTGGAGACAAGGTTGCTCTTATTGCTGGACTTGAAATCTCAAATAAGATTTCTCCAGAAGAAGCATATCAAGAAATTAAAGATATGTATAAGGAACTAAAAAAACTTCGTAAAGCAGAAAAAGAAACATGGGGGATTGATGAATGAAACCAATTAAAGCACATGATCTACTTGAACTAGATAAAAACCTTGAAGTAGTAATGCTTCAATGTTATCCAATTCCAGAACAAGTCATTTATCAGGCAGCAAAGTGTGACTATTCTGAGACGCCTATTCATACCCAGAAAATTCCAAATTCATCAGACTGTGGTGAGTGGATCGTAGAGCGTCTTCTGAGCAATGAAAAGGGGCACTGGGGGCCTTTAGAACATCCTGGCATTACATTCTCAGTTTCTGGGTATGTACATAATGTGGCAATGCAAGCAAGAACCCATAGGGTGGGAGTAACATTTGATGTTCAATCTCAACGATATACCGGTAAGCGTGTTGTTAAAGTCGCTAGTGGAGAACTGAAACCAGAAAATGTTTTCTACGTGCGTCCTGCTGGTTTTTATACCAATCGTTATGGTAAGAAGTATGAATGGACTGAAGAAGATTATCAAGATGAATTAAATTGGATTGTTGAGGGTTGTAAGCGTTATGCTATAAAGTATGAAAAAGGAATGTGCGAAGAACACATTCGTGATTATCTTGCGCAAGCAATTCGTCAAAACTTTGTAGTTTCTTTTAACCTCCGTTCTGTTCTTCATATTATGGATCTGCGAGCAAAGATGGATGCTCAATTAGAAATCCAGGCACTTACGGAACAATTTGCTCCTCTACTTCAACGATGGGCGCCTAATGTGTGGAAATATTATGAAGAGAAAAGACTTCATCGTGCTCGTCTAAGTCCTTAAATATATAAATATGGGTAGAGCAAACCTATCATATTATGGTTTCACACTATATTTACAAAATAACCAATATCCTAAATCACAAAATTTATGTTGGAAAATCTAAAAATCCAAAAGTTAGATGGAGACAACATAAATCTCACTCTAAAAAAAGAAATACAAAATTACATTATGCTATGAGAAAATACGGTGTAGAAAATTTTATATTTGAAATTTTAGAGGAATGTTTAGAAAGTCAAGTAAATGAAAGAGAAACTTATTATGTTTCTCTTTTGGAACCATATTATAATATGACTAATGGTGGTGATGGTGGTGGATTCTTGAACAAAACCCACGGAGATAATTGGAAAAATGCAATTAAACAAAGTAACTCTAAAAAAGTTGCTTGTTATGATTTAGATGGAAATTTAATTCAAGTATACGAAAGTTGTAGAGATGCTTCTTATGATATTTTTGGTAAAGAATGTAGGGGTATTGATGCTGTAACTAGGGGAGAATATCAAACTTATGGTGGTTATCAATGGAAAACCTTTAGTAAAGAACCGCAATTAAAAATTGAAGCATATAAGAGAACATCACATAATATTAGAAGAGTGGGAAAGTATGATTTATACGATAATCTAATGCAAATATATGATAATATGACTATTGCAGCAAAAGAAAATAATGCTTCAACTTCAAAAATAACTCTAGTTTGTCAAGGTAAAAGAAAAACACACTCTGGATATATTTGGAAATATGTATAATAACTAAAATGAAAACTTATTGCATTAAAGACCATCTTACAGGTCATATCTTTAAAATTTTTGTCACTGAAGAAGATTTTGGGAAGTTTCTTACAGAAAATCCAGATGTAGATGAGTGTATTGATTGTATTGAATGTGATGACGCATCATCGATTACTTTAGAATAAATAACCTTATATAAAATGGAGGTTTAAATTGGCAACATATCCAATTATTAATACGGTCACGGGTGAACAAAAAGAAATTTCTATAAGTGTTCATGATTGGGATCAGTGGAAAAAAGATAATCCTGAATGGACAAGAGATTGGTCAGATCCATCAACTTGCCCAGCGAGTGCTGAGATAGGTGAATGGAAAGATAAACTCGTTAAAAAGCATCCAGGATGGAACGAGGTATTAGAAAAAGCATCAAAAGCACCCAAGTCCCGTGTAAAGAAAATCTAAATGGCAAGAAGAAAAAGGACCACTCAAGATAATCCAATTGGTGTTGGACTAACTGCAAAACAAATGAAACGCAGAAAACCAATTAACACAGATTTACTCTTAAATATTGAACCTTTAACTGATAACCAGTCAAAACTTTTTGATTCCTATTCTGAAGGTAAGCATGTAGTTGCTTACGGTGCAGCAGGAACTGGTAAAACATTTATTGTTCTCTATAATGCTCTGAGAGATGTTTTGAATGAAAAAACACCTTATGAAAAAATTTACATTATTCGTTCTTTAGTTCAGACAAGAGAAATTGGTTTTCTTCCCGGAGGACATGAGGACAAGAGTGCTCTCTTTGAAATACCATATAAGAATATGGTAAAATATATGTTCCAACTTCCTTCAGACGAAGATTTTGAAATGCTCTATGGAAACCTGAAAACACAGGGAACTATAAGTTTTTGGTCATCTTCTTTCTTAAGAGGAACTACTTTTGATAATTGCATTCTTATTGTGGATGAATTTCAAAATATGAATGGTCATGAAAATGATTCTATCATTACTCGTGTTGGTGAAAATTGTAAGATTATGTTCTGCGGTGATGCTTCGCAGAGTGACTTAGTTCGTCAGAATGAAAGAAATGGAATTCATGATTTTATAAAGATTCTTCAAATCATGCCTTCATTTGATTTTATTGAATTTGGTATTGAGGATGTTTGTAGAAGTGGATTGGTTAAGGAGTATCTAATTGCAAAGCACACTTTAAGTATTGAAATTTAAATGTTTATTCACGTTGATTTGAATCTTCCCGAACTTAAAAGGGAGAATATAGATGGAGTTCGTTATTATACTATTAACGGAGAAAATAAGAAATTAGTTTCTATTACCTCCGTTATTAGTCATTATAATAAAGAAAAGTTTGCCAAGTGGAGACAAAGAGTTGGTGAAGAAGAAGCAAACCGAATTACTAAAAGAGCAACCAGTCGTGGAACTGATGCACATACTCTGATTGAAAACTATTTGTTAAATCAAGAACTTCCAGAAGTTCAACCAATTTCAGAACATTTATTTAATATCGCTAAACCAACTCTTAATCGTATAAATAATATTCGCACATTAGAAGGTTCTCTGTTTAGTGAGATTCTTGGTGTTGCCGGTTCTGTAGATACCATAGCAGAGTTTGATGGAGAACTTGCTGTTATCGATTATAAAACTTCTAAAGAACCAAAACCGCGAGATTGGATAGATTCATATTTCGTCCAAACTATGTTTTACGGAATGGCACTCTATGAAATGACTGGCATTCAAATTAAAAAACTAGTAATTATTATGACTTGTGAAAATGGTGAATGTGTTGTTTATGAAGAAAGAGATTTGAACAAATACATGAAAATGGTAGTTCAATATATCAAAAAATTTGTAAACGATAAACTGCAGACGATTGCTTGACAATCCAAACCATAAACCCTATAATAGTTGAAATCGTGATAAATTAATCATTGTGTCTCTTACGCTTATTCAATTAATGAATTCTGACATCAATCAAGAATTAGAAAAGGTATTAGAAGAAAAGTTCTTTTGCCCATCAAGGTTTGCCCAAGAGGTTGAGAAGCTTGTGGTAATTGAAAATATCTCCTATATTGATGCAGTCATTGCTTTCTGCGAAATCAATAAGATTGACTTAGAATCTGTTCCTAAACTTCTTTCAAAACCACTTAAAGAAAAAATTAAGTTCGAGGCAATGGAACTTAATTTTCTCAAGAAAACATCTAAAGCACGATTAGTATTTTGAATGTGAATCCCTTTCAGGTCTATACCACATATTTGGCGATCAAGAATCATTTCACTAATAAGAATTATAATTACTTTACCTACAACGGAAAGATAAAAGCAAATATTCAATCCTTCTATAAACGCAAAGATAGATTCTATTTTGAAAAGATGTCTCGTCAGAAAAGTGACGAAGAAATCATCAACTTCTTTGTGTCTAATTTCGCTTCCTGTGATGATCCTCAATCCTTATGGGTGGGTGAGATTATTAAAGAAGGAGAAACTAATTATAAAAATTGGATGCGTAAGACCCAATCACTTGCTTATATTTTTAAAGATGAGATAAGTGTATTTAATTCTAAAAACTTTGATGAGATGTTTAAAATTGAAGGTAATAGGCATCCAAAGATTTTGAAAGAGTTTCTTCAAAACAAATTATCATTAGAAACAATGATAATCTTAAACAAAATTCTTGGATATAAAAAACAATTTGACAGAAAACTTCAAGACCCTGTGTGGGAATTTGTATCCATGAAAATTGAAAAATATACACCATTCCTACATATTGATAGTAATAAATACAAACTAATTTTAAAGGAGTGTGTTCTGTGAGTTTCTTTAATTCTGACATAGTTCGTGCAGAGATGACTGAAATCTCTATCTTGCAGGATGATGTTTATCGCAATATTTTTTCTTTCTCTTCTATGAATGATGAAGAGAAAAAGTTTCATATTTCTCTTCTTGAAAAACTTCTAAATAAACAAAAAATTCTTTATACTCGTTTGAGTTTATCTGATGATCCTCAAGCGATTGAAATGAAAAACAAGGTTATTGAATCTGCTCAACTTATGGGTATGCCTCCAAATGTTGATGTTAATACAATATTCAATAATATGACTAGATTAATTGAAATCATGAAAAAGCAACTTGACGGGGAAGAAGAATCAGAGTAAAATGATACTATGGGCTGGACGATCCCTTAAGCTAAGTCAAAAAAGCCAAATCTGTACTTAACTAAAATGTCATTCGAATCTCTAAAAAAACAATCCAAACTTGGTTCTCTTACCGATAAACTGGTAAAAGAAGTTGAAAAAATGAATACTGGTGGATCCGGTGGAACCGATGAACGCTTCTGGAAACCCACAATGGGTAAAGGGGATGTAGGTTCTGCTATCATCCGTTTCCTTCCTGCTCCTGATGGTGAAGATCTACCTTGGGTAAAAATGTACAATCACGCATTTCAAGGAACTGGTGGTTGGTTAATTGATAACTGTCTTACTACACTTGGTCAGAAGTGTCCAGTATGTGCATCAAACACAGAACTCTGGAACTCTGGGAATGATCGCGATAAGGATATTGTTCGTCAACGTAAGCGTAAGCTTTCATACTACGCAAACATTTATGTATTGAAAGATCCTGCTCAACCAGAAAACGAAGGTAAAGTATTTCTCTTCAAATTTGGTAAGAAAATCTTTGATAAGATTCTGAACGCAATGCAACCAGAATTTGAAGATGAGGAACCAATCAATCCATTTGATTTCTGGAAAGGTGCCAACTTCCGCCTCAAAATCCGTAAGGTAGAAGGATATTGGAACTATGATAAATCCGAATTTGATTCTCCAGAACCTCTCCTAGATGATGACGATGCTCTAGAAGCAATTTGGAAGAAAGAATATTCTCTTTCTGCTATTGTTGCTGCTGATCAGTTTAAATCTTATGATGATCTAGAAAAGCGTCTTAATAATGTTCTTGGTATTGGTAAGGTTGCTCCTAAATCTTCATCTGCTGATGAAGAAGATGAGTATGAATCTTATGCTCCTAAGCAAAACATTGAAGACAATGTGATGCAGGAACTAGAAGAATCATATCGTAAGAGTAAATCTGCTCCAAGCGTACCAGAGAATCTTCGTTCTGAACTGAGCAATCTCTCTTCTGATTCAGATGAAGATGATGATACTCTTTCTTATTTCCAAAAACTTGCTAATGAGTGATCAAGTATAAATTCTGATATTATCACCACGCTTAAGGTTCTCAGTAACATATTGCTGAGAACCTTTTTTATATGGCATAATATTATCCATATCATTAAATACTACATTTAGATATCTTGGCTTGAGTACATAGATATTTCTTTTTTGTTCTTGTATATTATTTTCATATTCGTAATTTGTTACTGGTCTTACGAAAGTTGTTGAAGGTATTTGAACATTTGATTCTAGACCGGGATCCCAAAATTCATAATAATAGGATGAATTTTCTTTTATGAAATTTCCATTACTTTCCCAAGTTGGACTAATTTTTAGTCCTTCTCTTAAAACTATGATTCCAAATGAGTTTTTAATTTCATTTGTTTCATAATGATGAACTCCATTATAAAGATTATCATAAGAATTATAGCGATCTAACATAATCTCATCAAAGGTTCTTTGAGTCATTGGCCATTCTGTTTGAATGTTTAATATATTATTTGAAAGAAGAATTACCCAATCTAAGGTTTCATCATTATAGAATTTATAGGCAACATTATCAGGTCTTTCATCTCCAATAATTGAGTACTTTTCAAAGAATTGTAAGTTTGCAAAAATATCTTCTCTCAACTTTCCACGCTTGAAAAGATTTTTGACTTCAATGTATTCTGAAATGTATTTGTCTCCAGCATTTCTGGAAACATAATCGAAGTTTGGTACTTGTCTGAAATATGATGCCATTTTAGTAACCTATATCTTTTGTAATTGGATCAATTCCATAATTATCATCGTAGATTGGATCTATTTCTGTGAATGATAATGTCATTCGATATGAAGTCATAGCACCATCTTCATATGTTGCATAACTTTGATCTGGAGTATAAGTAACACTACAATCGCGTAAAGCACAAGTTTTTATTTTATTAATCCAAGGTGTACATTTTCCTTCATAAGATATATCGAAAACATTAGGTGTTTTTAAAAATAAATTAGTATTTGATCTTTTAACTGACATACCCTGCTTAAAAAACCTTATAATATTTCTTATTTCTATAGATTCCTTAGGTTCTCTTGCAGACATTATGAATGTAAAAGAAAAACTTCTCAATTCTGGACCATTGAATAGTAACTCAAGATTTGGATTTAAAATTGCTCCAGTAACCCTTGTCAGAAAATTTTTATTTAATCCTGCTGCTTCTCCACCTAATTGTCCCGCTATAAGTGAAGTAATATCACCTTTGTTTTCCGCAATTCCTTTTATGATTCCTTTGCCTGCTTCTTCTAGATTTTCTCCCCCACCAAGTATAGTTCCATATGCTGCCGCTGCTGCTAGTCCTGCAACAGCATCCATTTCATTATCACCCCAAGATACACGATTTGAATCGGAAATATCTGGTTGAATTGGTAAAAATGCTGTTCCTAATGGGGAAGATTTATTTCTATTTTCTCCAGAAAATGCCTGACCTTTTGAAAAATTATCAACACTAATATCAACTTTTTTAGGTTGATATCTAAACATTGTGAACTTAATTCTATCTTGTTCTCCACTCATCGTGATTGGGTATATGTAATAATTTTGATTTACTACACCACCTTTATATTCTTTTCTATAATCACCATCACTTATTGCTTGATTAAATTTATCTTGATCAAACTTAGATAAACCTTCTTTTCCAGTATCTATATTTGATGAATCACCATTTTCAGTATTTGCTAAAGAACTTTTGTATTCAGTTGAATTTTTTACTGAATCTGTAGTTCCTGTTTGTTTTAAAAGAGTTGTTGCAGCTTGTTTACTATCATCTGTTAATTTTTTTATTCCATCATTTCCATATTGTTTAGAAATCTCATCATAATAAGTTAACTTTGTTATTTTTCCATTAGAATCAATTGACATGACTTCTTTTCTACTTCCACCAATATCAAATGATTGTCCAGTAACTTGATTAGTTAATCCTGTTGATATTTGAGGTGCAATTCCATAAACTATTCTATTTCCTGTTTTTGGATCTACTGAATATTGGAAATAAATTCCGTCTTTTATAGGTTTATGGTTTGAAGATAAGTAACCTTGATCACCATCTTTTTTCCACCCATTAGGTATTGTTACTTCCGCCATTATAGACTTATTGATGGATAATATATTCTATTTAGATGATATTCCAAGGTCATTCTCTGTTATAATTTTAAATTCAAGCATTCTATCTGCACACCATTCTTCTGCGGCTTTCCATTTAGCACAATTTTTTTCGTAAGTAAGTGCCTCAGTAATTAAAGTTTGTTTTTTCTTTTTTCCTGGAACTGGTGGTTTTGTTTGGCGCAGGGGTTTAATTTCAACAATGTATTTTTTAATATACCCACTCGCTTCTTTGACTTTTACATAAGCATCAGGGAAATATCTTCTTACTTTCCCAGTAGTTGGATCAAGATAAGGAATGAAAAATTCTTCAGAACCATACTCTAATATATTTTCGTTACGATCACACCACTGCAAAAATTTTAATTCCCAAGAAGATCTATAGATAATATTTCTTGGATCACCTTTATATTTTTGCGGATTTCTTGGGCGAAAATACCCTTGTTGATATTTTCCGTCTCTACTCATAAATATATGATAACACTCCGAGTATTTATTAGATGGGTGCTCCCAATCCTACAGTAAAATCTGTAAGTGACATTAAAAGATTTATAATGCAACCTGCATTAACATCTCACTATGAATGCTATTTTCCATATCCGTCCGGAGTAGAAAAGTTTTTTAGTTATAGTGGATTGACTAATACTTCAGAAATTTCCAGAAGCTTGATTATTTCATGTTCGGATGCATCTTTGCCAGGATCCTCATTATCCACTCATGAACTTAATAATGATTTTACTGGAGTAACTCAAAGACATGCATATAGAAGATTATATGACAATCAATCTGATTTCAGTTTTTATGTAGATTATAATTATACTCAAATAGCATTATTTGAATCTTGGATGAGATTCATTGTTGGTGAGCAAATTTCTGATGCGGATAGATTAAATAAATCATATAGAGTATCATATCCAAAGGCGTATAAAACCTCAATTTTCATAACAAAATTTGAAAGAAATATTGGAAAATCTACAAAGACCCAATCTAAAAAAATAGTTTATAGTTTCTTTAATGCCTTTCCAATCACAGTAAATTCAATGCCTATATCTTATGAGTCATCTCAGTTATTGAAAATTACTGTAGGATTTACTTATGATAGATATGTTGCATCGAATGCTTCTATAGTTGGTTCTTATGGAGAACCAGGACAAACAACATCTTATGGGGTTCCCGAAAGTCCTTTTGACTTAACTGCATTTGATCAAGCAAAATTAAATACTGAACTGGCATTCAATCAAAATATAAATCTTGGAAATTATTCTCCTGGAACTTTTACTAATACTAATACTAATTTTTCGGATATATTTGATACATCAGATCCAACAAGAGTTTTTCAACAAAGTGACCTGAATCAACTTTCTTCTAAATCTTATTCTAGCGATTTAAATTTATTTTAAATTTTGCATAAAAAAAGAGGGTCTTATTTGACCCTCTCTGTTAATATTTTTTATTTGTATTATGGATTATTTCCACAGAAAAGAGTTTCAAATTTTTTAGAGGCATATTCTGCGTCAATTTTGCTACCCCCTGCAGAGTAGATAAATTGTTTTTGAAATTCTACATTTCCACAAGCAACACTTGCAGATTTAATAATTTGAACTGATCCAGGATTAGAAGAAAGATTACTAAAATTGCTATTAGTTTCTTTGTCAACTTGACGAATAAATTCAATTTGACCTGGAGTTAGAGTTACAGTTTCTGACGCAGTAGAAGCAATTGAAGGAATTGCTGCTGCACCAATTACTCCTGCAAAAACTAGAGCGATGTTTTTAATCATTTTGATTTGTGTGTTTTGACTACCATACTAATATAGTGCATGTCTTTAAATTTGTCAATATCCTTGTGCCACTTCCCCAACTGGCACATAAATAAATAAAACGACTGAATTGTTTTAGGAATTATGCCTTTACCAAAAATTGCCACACCATCTTACGATCTAAAATTACCTTCTACTGGCGAAACTATTAGATATAGACCTTTTCTAGTTAAAGAAGAAAAACTTTTAGTTATCGCATTAGAATCAGAAGATACTAAACAGATTACTACTGCAATTAAAACTGTAATTAAAAATTGTGTAGAGACCAAAGGAATTAAAGTAGAATCACTTCCTACATTTGATATTGAATATCTTTTCTTAAATATTCGTGCAAAATCCGTAGGAGAAGAAATTGAAGTTAATGTAATTTGTCCAGATGATGAAGAGACTAGCGTTGAAATTAAAATCAATGTAGATGATATTGGTGTTCAAAGAAATCCAGATCATACTAATAAAATAAAGTTAGATGACAATTTAATGATGGAAATGAAGTATCCATCATTAGATCAATTTATCAAAAATAACTTTGATCTTTCTGCAAATAATGCAATGGATCAATCATTTGAATTGATTGCATCTTGTGTTGATAAGATTTACAATGAAGATGAAGTTTGGGTTGCTGCTGATGTGACCAAAAAGGAACTTATGGAATTTCTTGATCAAATGAATACAACTCAATTTAAGCAAATTGAAAAGTTCTTTGAGACTATGCCTAAACTTTCTCATACTATTAAAGTAGTAAATCCAAAGACAAATGTTGAAAGTGAAGTTGTTTTGGAAGGGTTATCAAGTTTTTTCGCATAGGAATGTGTCATATGGACCTGGAGAATTACTTCAGGTTAAATTTTTCTTTGATGCAGTATCATAAATATTCATTAACTGAAATTGAAAATATGATTCCTTGGGAGAGGGATGTTTATGTTGAGTTGCTGAAGCAACATTTACATGAAGAAGAACAAAAGCAAAAACAAAACCAACAAAGTAATGGCTGGTAATCAAGGAGTTGCTACAGAGAATATCAATGAAGTAATTCTTAGATTACTTAGATTAGAATCTGGAACTGAAATTGATTACCAGACTTACTTCGAAAGAATTAAAAAGAAACTTGCTTCTCATCGTTTAGTTGGGAATCAACTTCCTATAGAGGAACAAAATCTTTTAGAGGAAGAACTTAAGAGAGTATGGAAAATAAAAGATAGAACAAATAAAAGAGTTAAGATTAAACAAAAAAAAGTAAAAGTTTCTGGAGCAACTCCACAATCTTCAAGAAAAGATCCATCCGGAGGACCACCAAAAGATAAGGATGGCAACTTTCCAAAAACTGGTGCAATTGTAAAATCCACAAAAGGAAAATTATCAACAGAAAAATTCTTTTATCAACCCAAGGTTGAAAAGGTAAATGTAAGAGATATTACGGAAAAAACGACAAAGGTTACTAAACAAAAAAAACCAACTTGCTGTGAGCAAATTGGAAAAAAATTAGATTCTATTTTAAAAACATTAACTAATATCAATGATTTTGATAAGAAGCAATCTGAAAAAGAAAGAAAAAATAGAGAAACTCAAAGTAGACAAGAAAGAGAAAAATCATTAGAAACATCACCATTCTCAGGAATTAAAAAAGCGTTTGCTGCAATTACAAAACCATTTCAATCTATATTTGATAGAATAATAAAGTACATTACTACTATAATTTTTGGTAGAATACTTGTTAAGTTAATAAATTGGATTGCTGATCCAAAAAATCAAGGTAAGATTAAAAGTTTAATTAGATTTTTTAAGGATTGGTGGCCTGCCTTACTTGGCGGATATGTTTTATTTGGAACAACTTTCGGTAAACTCGTTCGATCAACTACTGGAATAGTTGGTAGATTTATATTTCAAATTGGAAAGGTTGCAATACCTCAACTTCTAAAATTCATAAAAACTCCTATAGGTGCGGGAATTGCTTTATTTACTGCTGGGGCAACTGTACCAGCAATCTTTCCTGGAACAGTAAACGAAAAGGAAAGAGAAACTAAAAAAGCACCTGGAACTGCAGAAGATAAAATAAGACAACTTCAACAACAAAAAGCAAATCTTAATTTATTTGAAAAACTTCAAAATAAAGGTTCTGAAATAGATGAGCAGATAAGTTTCATACAATCTGGAAAAACTAAAGCATATGGATTTTCTAGTGGGGGATTTGCGAGTGGATTTAATCTTTCAAGTGGAGTTGTAAAAGGCAAAAAGGGAACAGATAAGGTTCCTGCAATGCTTACTGATGGTGAATTTGTAATGTCGGTAGGTGCTGTAAATAAGTATGGTGTAGATACTCTTGAAGCAATGAACGCTTCTGGGGGTGGAACAAATAATCCTACCATTACCAATGGAGTAACTTATGCTGCTACTGGAGGACGTATTGGTAGTGGTGATTATGGGGGAAGTAATAAAGATCCTTTATATCAAGTGGATAAGTTTTTTGATAATTTTTTTGGCAGAGATATTGATATTAGAGATCCTAGAACATGGCCACCTAAAGGATCTGGTGGTGGATATGATCAGGGTAATCGAAGGGGTGGCGGTGGATCTAACACTTCAGGATTGTTACCTGAAATTGGAAGAGAAATCAACAGAGCTAAAGAACTTGCAGGACAAGGAATAAATTCTGCTGGAAGAGAAATCAACAGAGCTAAAGAACTTGCAGGACAAGGAATAAATTCTGCTGGAAGAGAAATCAACAGAGCTAAAGAACTTGCAGGAGATACCTATAATAGGATTATAAATGATCCATATGTAAAACAAGGTATAGATGCAGCAAAGCAAGTTTATAATAAAAGTGCAAAATTCGTAGGTGGATTAAAAGATGGAGCAGTTAACTATGGAATTAAAGAAGGATATTTAAGTAAAAGAGGTAGATTTGAAGGCGCTGCTAAATCTCAGGCTACTAATTTTTTAAGTGATATGTTGCCAAATCTTCCAGGAATAAGTACTGCTAATAAAGCACTAACTGAGAATTATTTGACTAAAATTGGAATGGGAAGAAGTACTAGAAATATTAATAAAAAAGGAGAAAATTTTACTTCTGCTTTTTATGGTGGTGCTTCTGGAATTGATAGGGCATATAATGTAGGACAATTGCAAGTCAATAAAATGAGTAATGAATCTCGTGCTTATTACCTCAAAAAAGTAAAAGCAGGATTGGCTGCTGGTACATTAAAAAGTGGAGATATGATTGATGCATATGATCTAGATAGCAAAAACCCTATCAGAAGAGAGCAAGGTACAGTTAGATTTTTCGTTGGACCGGATGGATCTCCATATTTAATGGATACTTATGGATTTGATCCACAAAAGGGAGGGAAAGGAAAAAATCAAATTAATTTAGGATCTGCTCAGGCAGAATATGATAAACAACTTAAAACATTTCAGGATGATAGTAAAGGTATAAAGTCTTTGGGATGGTGGGCCAAAAAATTTAATCTCAAACCTTTGGCTGATGCTACTGAAGGTGGTCCAAAAGTTCAGTTTGCATTATCTTTAAGAAATAAGATATTTGGTTATGATCCTGAAAGAGAAGCAATGTCAAAACTTGCAATGAGATTTAAAACAAAAGTTCAAGTTGATGACTTAAGAAAATATATGAAGCCTGAAGAAATTAAGATGCTTCTTTCATTGGGGAAAGAACAATTGCAATCTAATCAAAGAGCTGCCTTAAATGAAGCTAATAGAAGAAATGAAAAAGATGTAAAACGACAAAAAGAAGAGCAAAAGAAAGCATTAAATCAAAAAGCATTAGAAGCAAAACGTCCTTGGTGGGATAAGATGGGAGTATTTGGTGGTAGTTCTGCTGCGATACAGAGGCAGCAAAGAAAACAAGCAGAAGATTTCGCTAATTCTGGTGGATATGGAAGATATGCTCCATCATCATTACCAAAGAATAAAAACCAACCTTATGGTCCTGGTGGAGATCCAAGAGGAACTGGTAGAGGGCAATCACAAAGAACAACGAATCAACAAAGATTGGAAGCAAAACGTCCTTGGTGGGATAAGATGGGAGCGTTTGGCGGTGGATCTAGAATTGCCCAACAACAAGCAAAAAAAGCACAAATAGCAAAAGCAAAGCCAGTTTCAAAAGCACCGCCAGGTCCGGTTAAATCTAACGGTCCAAAAACTGTAGTTGTAAAAACAAATTCATCATCAAGAAGAAGTTCTGGAAGCAGTCGCCAAACAACTCAAAATGTTCCTAATTTTTCACCTAAACATCCAAAACCAGTTGTAAAATCCGTTTCAGCATATGGAATTTATAGGTAAAAAATAATGTCTAAATTAATACCTTTTTCAAAATCTTCACTAATAAAATCCTCAAAAGGTAATTTAGTAAAACCTGATAAGTTATTGAATAGTAGTAATCCAAAAACAAAATCTAAAAATTTTTCTATTACAAAACCTCAAAGAATTTTTAGTGATTTTTCATCTACATCAACTTCTTCAAAACAAAATCAAGAAAAGAAAAATGATTGCTGTTCTGTAATAAAAGATAAGGTTATTAAAGTTGATAAACTTTTAAATCAATCATATTTACTTAAATTAAAAAGATCTAAAATTTCTAGATTACAATCTGAAAATGATAAGTTTAAAAAAAGAGAAAAAGAATTAGAAAAGAAAAAAGATCCAAAAGTGGAAGGTATTAAATTACCAGAACTACCAAAATTGAGTTTATTTGATAGGATTAAGAATTTTATTTTTAAAACTTTTCTAGGATTTATTGCGGTTAGATTACTTGATTTTCTTCCACAACTTTTAAAAATACTTCCAGTTATCATAAAAGTTAGTGATTTTATTATTGATACTGGTGGAAAATTATTGGATGGATTAGTAACATTTATTGATTGGGGATATAAAGCATATGATTCTAGTCGTGGGTTTATCAAAAATATTTTTGGTGAAGATGGTGTAAACAAATTTGATCAACTTTCTGGATTACTGAATAAGTTTTTAAATCTTGCCATTATCGCCGGAATGGTTGCTGCAGGATCTGGTGGGTTAAGTAAAGGTAAAGGTGGAAATGTTCCAAAAACTGGATCTATTGCTGGAGGAAAACCTTCAATAACCACATCTGGTGGTAGAACTGCTGGTAGACCAGATATAAGAAATCCACTTAGACAAAGACCTACAGTAACTACCTCTGGTGGTAGAACTGCTGGTAGACCAGATATAAGAAATCCACTTAGACAAAGACCTACAGTAACTACATCTGGTGGGGCACTTAAAGGAAAAGCATTACTTTCTTCAGTAAGACCATTTCTAAAAAGAATTCCACTCCCCGTTATTGGCGCTTTAATTGATTTTGGGTTATCTGTTGCTCTGGGAGAAAATCCAGGTAGAGCAGCATTTAGAGCAATAGGTGCAGGAATTCTTGCTGCTATTGGTGCCGCAGCAGGAACTGTTGTTCCAGTTGCTGGTAATTTTATTGGAGGATTGATTGGTGGAATTGCTGGGGATGCAATTGGCGGAGCATTATATGATATGTTCTTTACTGGTAAAAAACCTCAGTCAAAAGGTGGTAAAACTGTAAAGGCTGCTGAAGGTGGGAGACCTTCAACAAAAAGTTCTCCAAGAAGAAGCATAAAGAAAAAGAAACAAAAAAGATCTTTATCTATTGTTCCTAGAAAATTAAAACCCGGTCTTTCTGTTGGTGGTGAAGATAAGGTTCAAAAGGTCTTCCCAAATCCAGAAAAACCAAAAGGATTTCTTGGTTGGTTGGGAGGATTATTTGGACAAAATAAACAATCTGAACAACAAACACAAACACAACCTGAACCAGAAAAGTTAAAGGGTAAAGTTTCAAATCCACAAGAATTTTTAGTTAAAAGTAATGATATTCTAGGAAGATCTGATTTCTTTGGACCATTCTTTACTCTTGCAATTAAGACAGTGTTAGGGCAGAGACCCGATAAGTTAGATTATAAAAATGCGGGAAAGGGTTTAAATGGTTGGATTAATACAACATTCCAAACAGGAACACTTGGATTTGCTGGTGGTGGAGAAGTTGATGTTCGTGAGTTTTTTGCGGGCGAAGATTATACTGATGTTATAGCAAAATCTATTGAAGATTCTACTTCTACTGGAGTGAACGCAACACTTAGAAATTTATCTAGAGAATTGTCTCTACAAAGACCTGTTGGTAGAGAAGAGATGACTCAAGAAAATATTCAAAAGGGTACTGAAGCAGGAGTAGATGAAGGTGGTGGAGGTGGAGGTGGGGGTGGTGGAGGATCACAATACGGCACTCCAGAAATGAGAGCCCTTTTGGAAGTTCTTGCTTATGCTGAAGGAACTAGTAAAAATAGTGGGGGAGCAACTGGTCCACCTGGATATAGTACTTGGGCAGGATATCAAATACATGGACCAACTGATTTAACAACTCAAACTATACAACAAGTTCATGATTTGCAGACATCATTTATGAGGGCAGGCAAAACTAAAGCCACTGGATCTGCAGTTGTTGGTAGATATCAGTTCAAAGATTTAAGGGATCATTTTGCAAAGCAGGCAGGATTACGTGGTAATGATTTATTCAGTCCTGCTAATCAAGATAAAATGGCCATTAAAGAAATTGAAAGGGCTGGTGTTACCACTGAGATGCTTAAAAAAAATGGACTGACAACAAAAGTTCTTGATAAATTAGCACCTATTTGGGCATCTATTCCATATTCGCCAAAAGGTGGTAAGAGTTATTATGGGCAGGCATATAAGAATCCAGATAAACTCATAACACTTTATAATAAAGAACTTGGAGTTGCACGAGAACGTGCAAAATCTGAAAGTGTAAAATCTGAGAATAAAAGTTATAGTGGAAAAGATGAAAAAATAGGATCTAAATCTGTTAGATCCGTAGATGATTTTAACCCTATAGCTAAAAAATTTGGATTATCTTTATACTCTGGATATAGACAAGGATCTCGTGGATGGCACGGTGTTGATAGAGCAAGAGACTATTCAAATGATGGAGTTGGATTAGGCACTCCTCAACAATTAGCATTTGCAAAACATGTTTATGAAAACTATGGATCAAAATTAAAAGAATTAATTTATACTCCTTTAGGATTTGGAGTTAAGAAGGGCAAAAAAGTTCCTTTAACTACTTGGGGTCCAGTTACAAAATCTAAGTGGGCTGGTGGTGGAAATGGGACAAATGCTATTCATTATGACCACGTTCACGTTGCATATGAAAAAGGTGGAGAAACTTTAGATGGACCTCATATGGCTTTGATTGGAGAAAAGGGTAAGGAATATGTAATTGATTCTGGTTCATATAAAACCGTTGAAAAATTTACACCTGGATTGCTGGATATTCTTAACTATAAAATTAATGATAGAACATCACTACAAAAGAATGTTCCTGGAATTATTGATTCTTTGACCAAATATGCTTCTTATGAGAAAGATGAAGAGTTACTTGTAATAATAGATGATAGTAGTGATAGTGATATGGGAGGTACAACTGTTATAGATAGAAGAACACTAGTAGCTTCATCACCATCAATTAATAATACTTCACATTTATTCGATACTCTAGAAATGCTGTAATATGTCTTTAAACGAACTCAATAGCAGTAATGTTCCTATATTTGAAATATTTCCTAATGCTGGAGGTAAACCTCTTGCGTTTAATGGAGGTATTGCTGAACTTTATTATTATGAAAATATTCTTTCCGAAACTGTGAGAATGTCAATTGCTTTTGTAGATACTGGAAATGCAGTTAGTGGAGATGATGGAACTGGCGGAAATATTACTGCATCAAATAAAATAAAAATTAGTCGTGGTGAAAAAGTTTATATTGAAATTGAAGATGCTTTGAAACAAAAGATATCTTTTAAGACAGATGATACTGCTTTGTATATTGGTGCAAGAGATAAAGGTAATGATAAACTAAGAGAATTTGAAATTATTGAATTAGTATCAAAAGAATTTTTATTGAATGAAAGTGTTAGAATAAAGAAAAGATATGACGGAAAAATTTCAGATTCAGTAACTAAAATTATTAAAACTGGAGATGAGGGATTAAAAACACCTAAGAAAATAGATATTGAACCAACTAAAAATGAAAGGTCATTTATTGCAACTATCAAAAAACCTTTCTATTTTATTATGTGGTTAGCATCACAATCAATTAAAGAAGGAACAAGTGCTCTTGGATTGATTGCTGGGTACTTTTTCTTTGAAACTAAAAGTGGTTATAGATTTAAATCTATTGATGGGTTATTTGAACAAGAATATACAAAAAAATATATCGAAAATAATACAGTTTCAGATCCCCCACCAGGATATACTGGAAAAATATTAAGTTCTCAAGTAGTTGATGATTCTGATTTTAAGAATCAACTTCAAATGGGTACTTTTAATTCTTCTGTAAATTTATTCAGTACTCAAGAAAGTGTTTATAATTGTAATCCTTTAGATATTGGATCTCAATTATCATCAGTATCTTCATTGGCATCTGAATTTGGAAAAAATTTAAATCAAGATTTTATTTCCAATCCATCCAGATTTTTTACTGGATCAAAATCAATTGGAAATCTTAAACCAGTTGAGCAGTCAAAAGAATTAGATACTATTAAAGAAGATTATCTTTCTGCATCATCATCTAGATATAATCAAGCATTTACAGTAAAACTTAATATTACTATTGCTGGAGATTTTAGTTTAGAAGCAGGACAATTAATTTATTGTGATTTTCCAGAACAATCAACTAAACCAAATCCAACTTATGATCCGAGAATTAGTGGAATATATTTAATTTCAAGTTTATGCCATAGAATAGACCCACAGCAACAATGTTTTACCTCATTAGAATTGATTCGTGAGGCTTATGGAAGAAAACCAATGAAAATGTGATAAATAATCATAATTAACTTCTTGTTCATTATGAGCAGAACAATTCAACAACATATTAATGATGATCATGATGAGTTAGATAATCCCAATACTAGTGG